GCGGACTGAGCATTTACATGATTCTGGCAACCGCGGGGATAAGCGGCGCGATGGGCTCCGTAGCGTTGACCTATTTCTGGGAGCGCCTGACGGGGATTAAAGATGCAAATCAGTAATAACGGTATCGCGCTGATTAAGCGATTTGAGGGTTGTCGGTTAACCGCATATCCCGACCCGGGCACAGGTGGTGATCCCTGGACGATTGGCTACGGCTGGACGGGGAAAGTAGACGGCAAACCTATTAAGCCCGGAATGAAGATTGACGACGCAACGGCTGATCGTCTGCTGCGCACAGGCGTGGTGAGCTTTGATCAGGCGGTAAGCAAAATGCTCAAAGTCTCCGTCACCCAGAACCAGTACGACGCGCTTGTGTCGCTGGCCTACAACATCGGTACGCGGGCGCTATCCACCTCAACGCTGATGAAGAAGCTGAATGCAGGTGATGTGAAAGGCGCTGCTGACGCATTCCTGAGCTGGAACCGGTCAGGCGGCAAGGTAATGGCTGGGTTAACGAATCGCCGCAAGGCAGAGCGAGAGGTATTTCTCTCATGAAACTCGTTGATGACTGGAAAAGCGCATGGCGCTGGTTCTCCATGCATGCACTGGTGCTGGCCGGGGTTATCCCCACGGTATGGGTCGAGCTACCGCCAGACCTCAAGACCGCAATCCCGCCGGGAGCGATGGGCGCCATTACAGCGGTAATCGCTGCATGTGGTGTGGTTGGTCGGCTGGTTAACCAGAGTAAGCCGCAATGACAGCCGAAGCCATTCTGGCGCTGGTTAAAAAGTTCTGGCTGCCGGCTATCATAGCCGTGCTGATTGGTTCGCTGGCTATCGCTGCCAGTCACTACAAAGGAAAAGCCGAACAGGAAAAGCAGCGAGCAGATGGCGCGGAACAGCAGGCAAACGCAGCCCAGACCATCACCTCCAACGTTCTGACTACCATGACCATCTTCAACACCATCGCCGAGGCCAATCAGCATGCAAAAGAGCAGATCGCACTGGACGCATCGGGAGCCTCGGCTGATATCCGGGTTGCTGTTGCGAATGATGATTGCACTAATCGCCCTGTGCCTGCTGGCGCAGTTAAGCGGTTGCAACAATTCGCGAACGGTCTACGTCAAGGTACCGGTGGTCCCGTTACCGGCCAGCCTGACGGATGACACCCCGCAACCGGAAATCCCCGACAACCTGACCTGGGGCCAAAGCCTGGATTTAAACGTCAGTCTGCTATCAGCGCTGGGGCAGTGCAACCGGGATAAGGCAGATATTAGGCAAGCTGTAAAGAAACAAGCGGGCCAATAAGCCCGCACTTATGGAGGATTCAAAATGTTACAGAACCCACCACCTGATCGAATCTGTGGGTATGGTTGCAGCCTCGACATTCTGGATCATACCCAACTCGGTGGCCCTTCCCGGATCAATGATGGTTGCAGAAGTGATCAAATTAGCCCAGTCAATTTGCTCATCTGGGGCTACAGCGAGAGCCTCGATATTCATCACCTGCACAAATCTTTGCAAGTCGTCATCCAGACATGCCGCCCATTCCCTAAGCCTGAGGTGATCTGCTTGTGGGGCGGCAAATCCCCAATGTAAAGGATGTAATAAAAATCGCGAGAGAGGATTAGCAAACCGCTCAGATCCAGCCATGAAAATAATATTTGCTATAGATTCCACGTTACTAAGGTTATGTGTCTTCACCTTTACAGGAAGAGACTTAAGAAAGTTGTATGCGGTAAAACCTGCAACGGTATCTCCACCTTTACTAGAGATGTAAATCCTGATCTCAGAGGCTGGTTGGTTAGGGCTTGATATCGCTTTGAGGCAAACATCCATAAGGCTGGATACAGAAGCAACTGTCACATCTGTCATGAAGTGTACGGTATGGATCATTTCAGTTTCCCAGAGATATGCCGCAATTGGCATTTTCATAATGCACATAAAGTGAAAGGTTTTCTGCGTAAACCCGGATGAAATAATTTCATGAAGTAAGGCATTACAGAGCCACTTCCAGAGGTGGCTCGATAATGTCACAACGAGGTAAGCCATATGCGCACTACTGGAACTCTGACGGCGGAAATTACGCTTCGCCCATACATGAAGCCGCTGCTCATCCTTTCAGTGCTTTTGCGCTGGGGCCGGCTCACTAAGAAGTGTATCCAGATTGGCCCTGTAATTGGCAAGCAGGCATAATTATAAAGTTCTGCAAATGGTGTCTGAAAAGCACCATTGATAGAGTTTTATATAAGTTTCACGACTTACCGATCAAAAAATTCCCCGGTAAGTATTCGAGCAACCCAGAGGAATGTTCTGTATGGCGTCGAAAAAGCTTACAGCTGATCAGCAGCAGCTTTTCGATGCTCTGACTCCGCTGCAAAAAAGATTCGCACTTGCAATCATCAAAGGAAAGAACCAGACGGACGCCTATAAGGCTGCGAAGGGGAAGGCTAAGACGCCAGAAGCCATTCGCAACTCGGCGAGTCAGATCTTTACAAATCTTGGTGTGCAAGCCTTTCTCAAATCAGTACAGGGCGAGATTGTCGACGAGGCAATCATGACCCGAGAGGAGGCGTTAAAGCGTCTTTCTAAGATGGGTCGAACATCCATCGCTGATATAGCCGAGTTCAGCAACAGCATCGTTGGCGAAGATGACGATGGCAATCCTGTGTTCCAGGCCGTGTGGAGCTTCAAAGATTCCGCTCTTCAGGACCCTGACGCAATGAGTGCAATCTCTGAGCTCACTACGGGAAAGGACGGCATCAAGCTGAAGATGCACGACCCCAAAGCGGCAATTAAGCAGCTTGCCGAAATGCAGGGTTGGGACGCTCCGAAGAAAACCGAGCTGACCGGTAAAGACGGCGGCCCACTGAATCAGGTGACGTACACCGCTGAAGACTATGCGAAGGCCCAGCAGAAGCTGGAGGGAAGGTTAGAAGGACTGGACTGATATGATCGGAATTATCGAATGGGATGACCTGTCATTCCCGGAGCGCGTGATCATCCGTTCAAAGTCCACGAAGTCATTCCTGAACTTCACCCGGATATGGTTCGAGCTGATTCAGGGCGACCGGTTGCTGGTTAACTGGCATCACCGCCTGATGGCTTCGAAAATTGATGATCTGCTTGCCGGGCGCCTTGTCCCGCGAAACCTGATTATCAACATCCCGCCCGGCGGTACAAAAACAGAGTTCTTCTCCATCCACTTCCCGGCATATGTCAACGCCCTGGTGCAGGAGAAGCGGCTTAAACGCTTTCGCAACCTGAATATCTCTTTTGCTGACACGCTGGTAAAGCGTAACAGCCGGCGTACCCGCGACATTATCGCCAGCCGCGAATATCAGGAGTTCTGGCCCTGCTCGTTTGGTGTCAACCAGGCAGAAGAATGGGAGATAAAGGACGAGAGAGGGCGCTCTATAGGTCAGACGGTATCGCGCTCAAGCAACGGGCAGATCACCGGTGGTCGTGGTGGCTACTACGGACCAGAGTTCTCCGGCATGGTGATGCTGGACGACTACAACAAGCCGGTGGACATGCTCAGTGAGTCCCGACGCAAAAGTGCGAATACGCTGCTGGTAAACACCATCCGCTCACGCCGCGGCGATAAGTCGAAAGAGCACCCGACTCCGTTTGTGAGCATTCAGCAGCGCCTGCACACCGACGATGCAACAGGCTTCATGCTTGCCGGCGGAATGGGCGTACCGTTTCACCATGTCGCCATACCCGCCATGATCGACGAGAAGTACATCCAGTCGCTCGATGAGCCATGGCGTTCGCTTTGCTGGGAAACGGTCAAAGATACCGATTCTGTGGTCGTTGGTGGTGTTCGCTACTGGTCCTACTGGCCGCAGATGGAAGACGTTAACGACCTCCTGCAACTGTGGGAAAAGGACCGCTACACCTTCCTGTCGCAATACCAGCAAAACCCGATGGCGCTGACTGGCGGGATTATCGACACCAGTTGGTTCAGAACGTACACCACCCTGCCGAAACTTACGCACCGTGCCGTGTACGTAGATACGAACAGCGGGAAGGTAGAGGACTGGCTGGATTACACCGTGTTTACGCTGGCTGGCATGGGCGTGGACGGGAATCTGTACATCATCGACGTCGTTCGCGGCCGGTGGGACCCGGAAGACCTCCTGAAGAAAGCGGAAGAGGTTTGGGAAAAGTGGCGCCTCTCTGGCTCCATGCGGGTTATGCCGCTGCGTCATATGGCCATTGAAGAGAAGCAGGCCGGACAGGGCCTCATCACCACTCTGAAAAAACGTAGTCAGACCCCCGGACAACTCGCCATCCCGGTGAGGGAAATTCCGCGCGGTACCGGGCAGAACAAGCTCGTTCGCTGCCTTAACGTCATCCCCCAAATCAAAACAGGGAAAGTGTTCGTCCCCGCGACGCACACCGACGACGGACAGAAGCTTTCCAGCATCTTCTACGAGGACGGCACGATCGCAGGCTCAACGGAGTGGGTGCTGACGGCGATGACGGAATGCGCTGCTTTCTCCGCTGATGACAGTCACGACAACGACGACATCCTCGATACCTGGATGGACGCAATCGACGACAACCTGATTTCCGGCCCGCAGCCGATGGTTATCGACCCGAATCAACTCAGGAGAATTTAAGTGTGGTGGTTTAAAAAGAAAGAAGTCGCCGCGCCTGAGCCGGCAAAAGAACCAGAAGCGCCGAAGGTCGGGATCAGGCCAGAGGCCGTGGCCGAAGTCCGCGCATTACCGAAAAGAGAGTTTCAGCGCTACGAACCGCCGAAAGGGGTGATCCCCGAGGCTATCAAAAGCGCCATTCTGGCAATGGACTCCACGCCTTACGATGCTCTCAATGCTGCATATGGCGGTTACGGCTACGGCGACTTTGATAGCTTCCCCGGCTACCCGTACCTGGCCACTCTGGCGCAGAAGCCTGAATATCGCAAGATGGTCGGCACCATCGCGGAGGAAATGACCCGCAAATGGATAAAGCTCAAAACTGTCGGCGATGAAGACAAGGCGGATCGGGTAAAGCAACTCGAAGAGGCCATGAAGCGATTTAAGGTGCGCGAGCGCTTTAAAGAAGCCGCAGAACACGACGGCTACTTTGGCGGCGGCCAGATTTACATCGACGTTCGTTCGCCGCGGGGCATCTCCGCATGGATGGACGACAACGAACTGCAATCGAAGCTCTTCATGAGCGACAAAAAGATCACGAAAGGGAGCCTGCAGGGGTTCAGGGTCATCGAGCCCATCTGGACCTACCCGGGAATTTATAACTCCGACAACCCGCTGAGCCCGGATTTCTACAAGCCGACGCAGTGGTTTGTCATGGGACGGACCGTACATGCAAGCCGGATGATTGATTTCGTCTCGCGGCAGGTCCCTGATCTGCTGAAAGCATCGTATAACTTCCGCGGGCTGTCTCTCTCGCAGATTGCCGAGCCTTACGTCAATAACTGGCTTCGCACCCGCGACAGTGTCAGCGACATGATCCACTCGTTCTCAGTTCCGGTAATCGGAACAAATATGAGCACGATTCTGCAGGGCGGTGGGGCAGATAGTCTTCTGGCAAGGCTTGATGTCTTCAACCGATGCCGTGATAACCGTGGCGCATTCGCAAAAGACAACAACCCTACCCAGCCAGAAACGGTTGAGTTCGTTAACGCCCCGCTTAACGGCCTTGATGCCCTGCAGGCACAGTCGCAGGAGCACATGTCTGCGGTTTCGAGCATCCCGCTCGTCAAACTGCTGGGCATTACTCCAAATGGCCTTAACGCAACGTCTGACGGCGAAATCCGCGTTTTCTACGACTACATTCACGCCCTGCAGCAGTCTGTTTTTAAAGACAACCTGAAGCGCGTGATGGACATCATTCAGCTCTCTGAGTTCGGCGACATTGACGATGGCATAACCTTCGACTTTGAGCCGCTGTACGAAATGAGTGCTAAAGAGCGGGCTGAAATTCGCAAAGTAGACGCGGACACTGACGCTGTCTATGTGGCCGCCAGCGTGCTATCTGGCAACGAAGTCCGCGAAAAAATTGCCGGTGACCCGGACTCGCCCTATCACTCTCTGGACCTGAATGATGACCTCGAAATCGAAGACGACTACGACGAAGAGGAAGAAACAGACCCTGACGATAAGGGCGGTTCATCCTAACGCTGGCGTCGAAGCATGGTACCGCCGACAGCTTGATAAGCAGGTGCAGGAAATGCAGGCATCTGTTGTCTACTGGCTGTCGGCAAACTATCGGGCCAGCGGCGCGGCTGTCGCCATGGATGCTTCACCTGCCGTGATGATGCGTAATGCCATGCGGAAACTGGCTAAGCGCTGGACGCGGCGGTTTGATGACATGGCGCAAAAGCTGGCCGGCAGGTTCGCTAACGACGCCATGAAAAACGCGGATGCTTCACTGGCCACAGCCTTCAAAGATGCGGGGTTTACTGTCGAGTTCAAAATGACCTCGCAGATGAATAACGCTCTTCAGGCGACCATCGCCGAGAATTTCGGCCTTATCCGATCCATCCCCGAGAAGTATTTCACCGAGGTGGAAGGGCTGGTTATGCGGTCGGTAGCGCGTGGGCGCGACTTGTCCTATCTCACCGATGAACTCCAGAAGCGATACGGGATTACCCGGCGGCGTGCGGCGTTCATAGCGCTTGATCAAAATAACAAAGCCACCTCGGTATTGCAGATAGCAAGGCAGCGCTCCCTTGGCATCGTCGAAGGTGAATGGGAACACTCCGGAGCGGGTAAAGAGCCAAGGCCGGGACATGTAGCTGCAGGAAAACGAAAACAGCGATTTCGGCTTGATAAAGGGTGCTATATCGATGGTGAGTGGATATTCCCCGGGCAAAAGCCAAGGTGCAAATGTACGCATAGGATAGTGATCCCTAATGCGTTCTTGCCCGCAAGGTAAGAGGGTCACCACTTACAGCCTGAAAAACACAGAGGCCTAATATCATGACGAAGCATACGAAGCACGCGCGTGAATTTAATTACGGATATGGCGTCAGCAAGATCGTTTCTGTAGAACTGTCCTCCACTGGAGCTGCGGTAGGATTGTCCGCTGATGGTGGTGAAAAAATCCAGGTTTGGATGGATATCAAGTCATTTTTCGACCTCAAGCCCGCCCCCGGAAAGTGGCTGGTAGATGGTTACGGCGGTGAGCGTTTCGTTGTCGATGATGCCGGGCTATCAAAATTGGGCGAAGAAGTGCTCGATGAAGAGGGCTGACCAGAAAAGTAAGAATTACATCAGGTCGCCAGGGCGGCCTTTTTTATTGCCAGAAGCCAGAGAACAAACATGAACCCCACAGAGTGCTTAGCTTTCGATCGCGCCTCTGTGCGCACCATCGACGCAAATGGCCGCCTTCAGATTTCACGAACGAATATCAGCAAGGCAAACGTCAACGCCTACTACGGACGAGAGATACCAGGAAGCGAAGAGCTTGGGCTCGAACCCAACAAGCTTTACCGGCTTTGGCGCCACCCGGACGAGCTCCGGAAAGCAGCCAAAACCTTCAATAACATCCCCGTGCTCAGCAAGCACATCCCCGATTTTCCCAATGACCCGCCAAATGAATTTCGTGTTGGCGTGACGCACTCCAATGCGGAGTTTGACGGCACGTATCTCACGGTTGGTATGTCGATCTGGGATAACAGCGCGATTGCTGGAATTGAGAGCGGAGAGCAGCGAGAGCTATCTGCATCGTACAAGTACGTCGCAGACATGACCCCGGGTGTCACCCCTGACGGCGAGCCTTATGACGGCGTTATGCGTGACATTTTCGGAAACCACGAAGCGCTGGTCCCTGACGGCCGCGCAGGGCCAGATGTACTGGTCGCAGATTCATTACCACCGGAGCTTAACCACATGCGTAAACATAAGGCAGAGGCGATCCGCGCCACCCTTAAGCCACTTCTGGCGCAGGATGCTGATCTGGAGGCAGAAGTCCGCAAAGCTCTTCTGGCTCTTGATGAGGCCGAAAAGAAAGACGAAGAAGAAAACAAAACCGCCGACGACGAAGACGACGACGAGAAGGACAAGAAAAAAACGGCGGACGATGAGGACGACGAAGAAGACAAGGACAAGAAGAAAACCGCCGAAGATGAAGACGATGAAGAAGACGACAAAGTCTCCAAAACGGCGATGGACTCTGCGATTCGTCTGGCAGCCGACAGCGCAACTAAAAAGGCTGCGGAAAACTTCCGGAAAATCCGTGAAGCCGAGCAGGTTGTCCGCCCGCTGATCGGCGACGTCGTTGCCATGGACTCAGCCGAAGATGTCTATCGCACCGCTCTTGAACAGAGCGGTGTGGATATCGCCGGCGTTCACCCGTCCGCTTATCCGGCGATGGTCAAAATGGCGATCAGCCAGAAAGAAAATTCACGCCCTGTCATTGCGCAGGATTCCGCTTCCGTCAGTGAGTTCGAAAAAGCATACCCGACCGCTGGCAAACTGAAACGAGGTTAACATGGCAGGTTTTCAGACACGAATTAACCAGTATCCGGCCCCCGGCGTCGAAGGGGCCTTTGCTGGCACCAACCCTCACGCGACCTATCAGGCCGGCGAGGGCGCTCTGGTTGCTGGCGAGGACGGCCTGACTGTCGGCCGTTTCGCCTGGGACATTGACGGTGTGGCTTCCAATGCCGGTAGCGGTGTTCCGTCTGGCTTTGTCCATCGTGACGGTCAGGCCTCGATCACCGTTTGGCTGGGTCAGGCATCCATGCTTATCCAGCCCGGCCGCGAAGTGACCCTGATGGTAGCCGGTGACTTCTGGGCCAAAACGTCAACCGCTGCCACCCGCGGGCAGAAGGTTTTTGCATCCCTGACCACCGGTGAGGTGCAAGTCGCCGCAGCCGGCGCAACCGTGTCCGGTTTTATCGAGACCGCATTCTATGCCGCAAGCGATTGTGACGCTGGCGAGCTGGTCAAAATCAGCACCTGGAGCAAGTAATGAACGAATTTCAGCGACACTACGCCGCAGCCAGCGGGAAATATGGCATTGTGCTGCCCGGCGCGAAGGACTACCTGAAGCCGGAGTTTGCGGAGAATTTCGCGCTGGCGATGGATGCCCAGCCGCAAATGGTTACTGCGAATAACGCCGGTATCCCGGCCTACTTCACGAACTACGTCGATCCGGAACTTATCCGCGTTCTCGTAACGCCGATGAAGGCCGCAGAGATTATCGGTGAAGTGAAAAAAGGCGACTGGACGACGCTGACCTCGCAGTTCCCGATCGTCGAGTCGACTGGTGAAACCAGCGCTTACGGCGACTTCAACAACAACGGCATGACGTCCGCCAACGTAAACTGGGTACCGCGCCAGTCATTCCATTATCAGACTCACACCCGCTGGGGTGAGCGCGAGCTGGACATGTACGGCGCCGGGCGTATCGGCTATGCCGCCGAGCTTAACGTGGCCTCTGCGCTTGTGCTGAACAAGTTCCAGAACAAGTCCTACTTCTACGGCATCGCCGGGCTGGAAAACTACGGCCTGCTCAACGATCCGTCTTTGAGCGCTCCGGTGACGCCGGCGGCGACTGGTTCCGGCGGTGGCGTTACCTGGGCAACGAAAGACGGGCAAGCCGTATATGACGACATTTCCGGTCGTCTCTATAAGCAGCTGGTCTCTCAGACCAAAGGCCTTGTAGAGCGTACCGATCGCATGGTGCTCGGTATGTCTCCGGAAATGGAAGTCAACCTGACCAAGACGAACCAGTACAACGTGAACGTCACCGATCAGCTGAAGAAAAACTTCCCGAACATGCGTATCGAAACCGCTGTTGAATACAGCACCGACGCAGGCGAGCTTGTGCAGCTGATTGTTGAGCGTCTGGGTGAGCAGGACACCGCTTACGCAGCGTTCACCGAGAAGATGCGCGCCCACGCTGTCGTGGTGGAAGAGTCTTCCTGGCGGCAGAAAAAATCCGGTGGCACCTGGGGTGCAATCATTCGTCAACCGCTGGGCATTGCCAGCATGATCGGGGTGTAACATGGCCGAAACAGTAACTGTAGGATGCAAACTGCCGAACGGCCTGATCCTGGAGCAGGGCGAGTACAAAGTGGAGCTTAACGGCTCCAACTCCTCTCTCGTTGTCGGCGGCTACGGCCTGACCGAAAACGTGGACAAGGAAGCCTTTGAGGCGTGGCTGGCCGTACATGCTGATCAGCCATACGTTCGCAAAGAGCTGGTATTTGCCCAGGCGAAAACCAGCAGCGCTCAGGCGAAAGCGAATGAAAACGCTTCGGAGAAAACCGGCCTGGAAGGTCTGGATCAGAACAACCCGGCACCGGGCATTGAGAAGGCGGACAAAAAATAATGGCGATCGTTGTCTTTGATGTTGCCGCATTTCGTGAGCGTTATCCGGAGTTCGATGCCGTAAGTGAAACGCTGCTTAATGCGTACTTCACGGAGGCAACGATTTACCTGAATAACACGGACAGCAGCCTGGTTGCGGATGTTGCTGTCCGCGCCGTCTTCTTGAATATGCTGGTTGCTCACATCGCGGCTTTGAATTCAGGCGTAAACGGCGAGAAGGCTTCTGGTCTGGTAGGTCGGGTGGCAAGCGCATCGGAGGGGTCTGTATCGGTTTCGACTGATGCGGGGCCTTCCAGCTCGTCATCGTGGTGGTATCTACAGACGCCATACGGTGCAGCTTACTGGCAAGCTACAGCCCCTTATCGCACTGTGCGATATGTCCCTGGGTCCTCTCCTTCGATGTACCCTGGCCATTATAACCGCCGCTCTTTCATCCGGAGGTAGCTATGGATGGAATGTCAGGCGGAGATAAGCTGATGGAGCACCTGCAGTCGATCGCAAAGGGGCTGTCCTCTGGCGATGATTTGAAGGTTGGTTTCCTTGAAGGGTCCAAATACCCCGACGGGACGCCGGTAGCACTTGTGGCAGCCACCAACGAATTTGGCGGCACTGTAAAAATCCCGGCGCATACCCGGGATTTGAACTTTTACGTTCGCCGTGACGGCGTTTCGCGCTTCGCAAAGCCATCAAAGGCCAATTTCGCGCAGTCAGTAATGATACCCGAGCATATCGTTACGATCCCATCCCGGCCGTACTTCAGGAAGACCATTTCTGAACATGGTCCGGAGTGGGGCGGAGAGCTCGGGAAACTCATGAAGGCAAACGATTTTGACGCCCGCAAAAGCCTGGCGCTGATGGGGGAGCGGATCAAGGGGCAGATTCAGTCGTCAATCATCGCCTTTTCTGAGCCGCCGAACGCAAAAAGCACGGTCGACAAAAAAGGGTTTAATGACCCGTTAATCGACTCGGCCCACATGCTGAACTCGGTCGACTACGAGGTGAAAGAGTGAATCTTCATTCCATAGTGCGAAGCGCCATTAGCGCGGTTAATCCTCGCGTCGAGGCGCAGATTTACCGCTCGATCGGACCAATCAAAAACCCGGATTACTCGACCTCTCCAGGTTTCGCGCCGCCGGTAACGATGATGGTGCAAAAGCAGGCGCTGAGTCAGGCTGATATCAGGCACATGGATAACATGAACATCCAGGGTGTGCTGGTCAGTATCTGGACGGATGGCAACTGGTGCGGGATTAACAGGGATCGGCAGCAGGGCGGCGATAAGTTCGTTATCGGCAATGAAACGTGGCTGGTCGTGGATGTGCCTGAAATCTGGCCGGACTGGACGAGGGTTATCGCATGTCAACAATTGACGTAGGCCTGCAGGTCACTGAAAGCGATCTGTTTAAGGCGACTGGCGATTTCCTTTCTGTCCTCTTCCCGGATTCAGAGATCACGCAGACTCAGCAAAATCAGACCCCCATGCCGAAAGGCGGTTTCATTACTATGACGCCGCTTTTTCTGACTGACCTCTCAACCAGTGCTGTCAATTACGAGTATGACGGCGTTAGCGATTACGGGCGGGCAGAACTTCTCCGCGTTGATGAATGGCAATGTCAGCTCGATTTCTACGGAGATCAGGCGCAAAACAATGCCACCATCTTTTCGCGCATTGCCCGCTCCGAATTCGCATGCACCTGGTTCAGGGAAAACGCAAATGTCCTGGTACCGCTTTATTCCGGCCCCCCGCGGCAAACCTCGATGATCAACGGCGAGAAACAGTGGGAATCCCGCTGGACGCTTGAATTCCACGCAAACCCGCTGATTGTCGTCAGCGTTCCTCAGCAGTTTATGACAGGCGCAGATGTGATATCGCAGCCGGTCGACGTGAGATTTCCTCCGGAGAAATAATAAATGGCAATTTCGCTATCAAAAATCGCCCAGATGCTTCCCGGCGTACTGAAGGCGACAGGGACAGCTATTGATCTCAATGGTCTGTTCCTGACCGACAGCGCATACGCGCCGGTTGGTGCAGTACCCTCATTTTCCAGTGCGGATGAGGTAAAGGCGTACTTCGGCAGCGCGTCGATTGAGTACACCGCCGCGGTGCTGTATTTCGCCGCATTCACCGGTAAAACGCAGATGCCTGGCAAGCTGTATTTTAGCCGATTCAATACCGCAGCAGTGGCGGCATTCCTTCGTTCCGGATCGCACGCCGCGACCACGCTGGCACAGCTCAAGTTGCTTTCGGGTACGCTGACTCTGACCGTTGACGGCACGGAGGAGACTTCTGCGGCTATCAACCTCAGCGGCGCCACCAGTTTTGATAACGCGGCAGAGCTGATTGAAACCGGCATTGGCTCCTCGGTTGTAGTGACCTGGGATAGCGTGCTGAAGAAATTCATCATCACCTCTGCCACCACAGGCGTGGATAGCACCATTACCTTTGCCGATGAAGGTATGCTGGCCACAGGTCTGAAACTGACCGAAGCGACCGGCGCGGTGATCTCTCAGGGTGCGGCGCCGGCAGTGGTTGACGATATCTTTACTGCCATTCTGGCCAAAGAGCAGGACTGGGTAACATTCTCCACGACGTTCGCTGTCACCAAAGACCAGGCTAATGCGTTTGCTCTCTGGACAAACAGCCAGAACCACCGCTTTTCCTATGTCCCATGGGACGCATCAGGAACGGCAATTGTGGCGGGCAGCTCGAATGCACTGGTGTACGACATCATCAACACCTACGCCTATAACGACATCTGCCCGGTGTATGGTTATCCGAACCACGCAGCAAACGCTATGGGCTTTGTGGCTGCGCTGAACTTCACGCAGGCCAATGGGCGCTGTTCTCTGAATGGTCGTCAGGTGTCCGGCCTGCTGCCGATGATCAGCAACGATACTGATTACGAGGCGGCTAAGGCCAACGGCTATAACTTCTACGGCAACTATGCCTCGAATGCGGTCGAAACCAACCAGTGGGCGCCTGGCTCTATTACCGGTGATTATGCGTGGCTTGACGCCTGGGCTGGTCAGGTATGGGTAAATGCTCAGCTTCAGGCGGCTCTCGTTGCGCTGTTCCAGCAGGCGAGCAATCTGCCTTACGCAGCAGCCGGGAAAGCTCGTATTGAGTCGTGCATGAAGCCGACCATTGAGCAATTCAGGGCATGGGGTGGCATGACGGCGGGAACCGATCTTGACCAGTCGCAGATCGACCAGATTAACGCCATCGCTGGCGTCGATGTTACGGATTCGCTTCTGGCTGAAGGGTATTACGTCTATATCGGCCCGTTCACCCCGGCAATGCGCGCCGCGCGTACCAAGCCAACGGTTTACTTCTGGTACACCGACGGCGGGATCATCCAGGGTATCACCGTTAACAGCGTGGAGGTGCAGTAATGGCCGGTCAAAATATTACGTCGGCAGACGCCATCATTGAGCTGGTAATCGCTGAACTCTACCCATCTGGGTTTAACCTGGAGCAGTTCGAAGCGCAAAACATCTTCGAAATGGGTGATACCGACACGGCAGAGTACCAGCGTACTGCTGACGGTAAACTGCTGGGTGGTTTTATTTATGGTGATCTGCCGTGGACATTCCATCTGGCGGCATCATCCCCGTCGATTAAGTACATCGACAACTGGCAAACCACTCAGATGACCACGCGGTCTGTGCTGCGTGTCAATGGGACGGTGATCCTGCCATCGCTGGGCAAAAAGTACATCATGACCAACGGCATCCTGCAGCGCGCGCGCCGTATGCCGTCTGCCGGCCGTGTGCTTCAGCCGGTAACTGGGCTTATCCAGTGGGAAACTGTCACTCCGGCAGACTACTCAGCGTAAAAAAATCAGCCCGGCTAGGTCCGGGCTTTTTTATACCCGCAATACCCCGCGCTTCACACGCGCACATCACAACACAGAACCTTTCAGGATGACCCTTGAGGATACCGGTTTGGCTATCGGTGCCTTTCTGTGGGCCGGATTCCTGTGTGACAAGGTTCATCACTAAAAGGTAAGCCGATATGAAATATCCAACAGTAATTAATGGGTTAGACTTCCGCGATCTGATTTTTGTGGCCGATAACGACCCGGTAACTGACTCGTTTATGGTGGCGAAGGCATTTGGGAAACGTCCTGACAACGTCATTCGTGATATCGAAAAAACTATTAAGGCATGCCCGGAAGAGTTCGATACAAAACTCAATTTTGAGGTTTGCTATAAAAACAATGAGTTGCAGAACGGAAAGCCGCAGAAGTTCTATCGACTCCGCAAAGATGGATTGATGCTTCTGGTTATGTCCTACACCAAAAAAGAGGCGATGCGTATTAAGATCGCCTACATCAACGCCTTCAACTGGATGTACGCGATGCTTCAGGTAGGGCGGCGCCAGTTTGAAGAAGAGCGTAACGCCGTCATGCTGGAGTTCCTGAAAGAGAAGGATGTCGCCAGTATGTCTGGTCGTCTGTTACGCCGGTGGGGGAAAGAGAAGAAGCCCCAGCTACTTTCACGCATTGAGCAACTGGACAAGCAAGGTCAGTTGGCATTGCCCGGCGTTCCTGGCGCGCTTACCGAAGCATGAAACCCACAAATTCGTGGTTTTTGGATAGCCCACTCTGGTGGGCTTTTTTATTGCCAGATAACTCATTCAGGAAACAAAAATGGCTCGTAAAAGCATCGTATTCACGGTTGAAGCGAATAACCGTGACAAGGGTAAGCAGTTCAAAATCACCGAAATGCCGGCGAGAAAGGCCGAAGAGTGGGCGATCCGCCTGGCGTGTGCCGTGATTGGCGCCGGCGTTACCGTTCCCGACAATATGATGATGGCCATCGGTGCTGCGGTGGCGCCGGCACCAGCCGAGGATAACGCAGAAGCTCGCGAGTTGTACGAAAGCGTGATGGCCAGCGGTATGGCCGGACTCGCTCAGTGGGGTATCACTTCACTGGCTAAAGTTCCGTTCGCACAGTCAAAGCCTCTGCTTGATGAGCTGCTTGGCTGCGTGAGATTCCTCGGCGGTAACGGTATCGAAACAGCGCTTGTTGACGAAGGTCAGATCGAAGAAATCAGCACCTGGTCGCGCCTGAAAATCGAAGCCTTCAAACTCCATATCGCTTTTGTAGCAGCCACCGCAAGTTAGAAATCCCCTTATCCGTTCCTGAAGATTCAGATCGCGGCTTCATACAGTATGCGAATGTACCGCGCACCATCGCCGCGGTGATCTCCGGGAAAATGGCGACACTCCACGAACTGGACACCGTATACAGCGTCCAGGATATGTGGTGGCTGATTGAAATAATGACCGTGGATAACACCAACAGAGCCATAGCGGAGAGTGATCATGGCAGCAACGGTAATTGACGCCCTCCTGGTGACGCTGGGCCTTGATACGTCTGACTTCCGTAAGGGGCAGAAAGACGTTAGCGACGACCTCAAGAAGCAGCGTGAGGATGCGAAAAAAACTGCCAAGGAAATGGCGGAGCAGGGCAAGAAAGCCGCTTCGTTCTTCAGCAGCATCAAGACGGAATTGCTGGCACTGACTGGCGTTACCGTCACTGCCGGCGGCCTGATGAGCCTTGTTAAAAATACCACGTCTAGCCTGATGGATTTGTCGATCCAGTCGAAAGCGCTGGGGATGAGCGCTAAAGAGCTTGATGGGTGGGCGAAATCTGCGGAGGCTGCTGGCAGTTCAGCTGAAAAGATAACAAATGTTCTAAAGGGGTTTCAGGACGCTAAGCAGGGAGCAACATTTGGCGACTTTACCAATCCTCTATATGAGGTAGCGCCGATACTAAGGCGCTTAACAGGGGTTGAGATAAATACATCAAAGGATGATGTTCCAACCATTGCGAGAAAGGTTTTCTCTGCCCTTCAGAAAGTAAAAAATCCAGCCATGAGGCGGGTATTGGCAGAAAGGGTTGGCATTGACGATGCGACCCTTCAGCGCAACCAGGAAGGACAATTCCTGCCTGACGTTGATCGCCTGACCAAAAGCTCCGGCATTACAGACGCCTCAACCAAAGGCGCAAAGGAATTTACAGCCGCATGGGCGGAGCTGGGGCAAAATCTCGACACGGTAAAAAACCAGATTTACGTGGGCTTGATACCAACCATTCGCGATCTGAATGGTCTCCTCATAGAGTGGTCGTCAGGTAACGCAAAATCCTCTTCATTCTTCAAAGAACTGAAGCGGGACATTAACGACATTACTGGTATTGACCTTGGTAGCTGGACGCTATCAGGCGATCTGCGCAACCTCAAAGATAACTTTTCCATGCTCGGAAAAGTGCTCAATCACCTGGGTAACGCTTTAAACGAGCTCAATAACGGCAACTTCTCCAAGGCTGCCGATGAGTTTAAAAAGGCGTGGTACGGCAGTGAAGACGGAAGGCCTACCGGTAATGATGCGCTGCCCGGAGTGACGAAGGCCGCCGAGCAGGCGCTGAAGAAAAACGGCGGCACGCTGGATTTTAAACCTGATCAGGACTCTGCGTATCTAAGCCCGCAGCAGCAGGCAACGCAGAAAATGCTGGATGCAGTTAAGTTTCAGCCGCTTCCTGAACAGCGCAGGCAGCAGCAGGATGAGAGAGACTACTGGGAAAGCACCAAAAATCTCCTTTCAAAAATCGCTGACGCCCTAATCTCTCCAGCTGGCGCGGCAACAATGCAGCCAGATACTTCGGGATACCAGCCAAACGTCCCGCTTAACGCGCAGGCCGCTCGCCTTGGCGCCAAAGGGAGGGCATTTCTTCAGGCGATGGCTGGCGAATTCGGGGCGCTGGAAGGTAAATATGGACTTCCTGCCGGACTGCTTTCTTCGTTATCAGCAGCAGAATCTGGTGGCGACCCCTACGCAGTATCACCCAAAGGAGCAAAAGGCCCATTCCAGTTTATGGATGGAACTGCCAGAGACTTGGGTTTGAAGGGGATGGACGTTTATGACCCCCACAAGTCAGCTGATGCCGCTGCAAGATACTTGCGCTATCTGCTGGATGCTACTGGTGGCGATCTGGAAAAAGCTCTTGCCTCCTATAACTGGGGGCTCGGAAACGTCCAGAAGAAAGGCATGGATAACCTGCCGTCGGAAACTCGTAATTACGTCCCCAAAGTCATGGCCGGAATGCGCCCCGGCGCCGGTATGGCCGTAGACCGCGCGATGCCGGGTCAGGCTGGCGGTGTTTATAACTTTTATGGCACCAAAATCACTACTCAGGCCCAGAACGTGGAACAGCTTACCAGCGACATCAAAAAGCACGGTGACAACCGCGTCATGCTAATGGCTGGCTACTCAGGACAATAACTCATGTCGTTTTCTCTGAATGTCTCGACAGTGCTATCCGCCATTCAGGGAGGAAGCCTGTTATCCGTCCTTAACAGCGCCCTGTCGCCAACGTACCGGATCACCTACAACACCGTTGACAAGTCGCTTTTGACGGCTGCAGCCGGGCAGGAGGTTTTCTCTCCTTCCGGCTGGGTTAGCGTTGATCGCTACGGTGATGCGGCAGTGACGAAGGGGCCGGTTGAAAATGGGCAGTATACTTCGTACAACAAGGTCCGGCAGCCATCGGAGTTAAGGGTGATCTTGGCACTTGAGGGATGGACTGCATATACAGGTGCGCTTCCAAACCTGACAAACTTATCTCTTCTTAGCCGAAGTAATTTCATTCAGAAACTGGATGAGATGAAAAACACGGCCAGTACCTACAACATTGAGACGCCGGACACGGTGTATTACAGCTACGATCTGACTCACTTTGATTACTTTGTGGGATCATATCGCGGGCAGACGTTGTTGATGGCAAACTGCACCTTCGAAGAGATAATGGATAGCGGTGAAGTAATTATCGCTAATGGGGTTTCAGGTAAGGCTCCGACAGATAACGACAAAACAAACAATAAGGGCGCTGCAAAAACAGAGGTAATCACTGCTTCAACTAAAGAAGTAACGCTTACTGACGCAAAAAACGCATGGACAAGTGGGAATACAACGCTATCAAGCGCCCTTGATCTTACCGGGAGCGCCATAGTTTCAGGTGTCAATTCGGCGGCCAAATCGGTATCTCAAGTATGGGATAACTCATCAACAGCGGTCGCAAAACAGATCAAAAGCACGGTGGCTGATTTTCTTAAAAATAAGGTGATGTGACATGCAGGAAATTAGCTTATCACCGTCACTTTCTCAAAAGGTGTATGTTACGCTTGGTGGCCAGAACTGCGCGATCAAGCTTCATCAGCGCTCAACTGGATTCTACATAGACCTGTATGTTGATGACACTGCAATTATGCAGGGTGTTCTCTGCCTTAACTGTATATATCTTGTCAGATATAAGTATCTTGGATTTAATGGTGATCTCATTTTTGTAGACACAAAAGGGGATTCCGATCCGGTTTATGACGAAATAGGGACGCGCTTTAAGCTTTATTATGCGTCTAGTGATGAGGTGGGCCGATGAGTTACAAGGAAAGAGAGTTAACGGTTGAGTTTACTCTGGCCAATGGCACCTTTGACGGTAAAAAAGGTAACACGCTCATAGCCGAAGGGTTCAAGTGCGAGCTTTCTGTTTCTGCATATGGGGGATCTACCGGGACGATGATGGAGCTTAGCCTTTGGGGCTTATCCCTTGAAAACATGGCTAAGCTAACCACAAACTCAGAGAAATTCTTTGACGAAGAACAGAATGCAATCCGAGTTTTCACAGGTGATGTGTGTGTTTTTACTGGGACAATAGTTGCATCTCGAATAAACTTTAACCAGACTCCTGATGCTCCAATTGAGATAACAGCGTCAGCAATAGGAAAGGAAAAGTTAATACCCTGCGAACCAACCTCAATAGAAGGTGATATATCGGTATCCGATATGATACAGGCACTAGCGGCTAAGGTTGGCCTGAAGTTCGTAAATGTTGACGTTAAGGCAGTACACAGCAACCCTTACTACGAGGGAAATGCTATAGAGCAGATACAGAAAATTGCTGCTGATCACAATATTACTGCAGATATAGATTTTGGCACCGTGACAATTTACACGGGTGACAACCCTATCGACTCAGTAGTGCCTTTCATTTCTCCTGAGCATGGATTAATTGGGTATCCAATATTCTATAACTTTGGTATTAATTTTCGTTGCATATACTCACCAGCGGTTCAGATAGCTCGAAAAATAAAACTTGAGACATCTCTTCCTCACGCGAGTGGAGAATGGGTTGTTCAGCATGGAACTACTCATTACCTTTCATGCAAAGTGCCTGGCGGATTATGGGAGACCTTTGTTGTCGCTTATCCGGGATTTATTTTAGGGGATGGGTATGCTAACTAATCAGAAGCCGATGGATGTGTCGTGTCAGGGGAACGCTGTTCTTTCGCTTATAGCCGGAGCCATAAAGGGCTGCGTATTTGCCGATATCGTTTTAGTCAAAAAAGTGAATGGGAAGACCCTTACCGTTTTTCCTCTGGTTACTGGAACAAACGCTTCTGGCGGATCAATTGAAAACCAGGATGTTTACAATGTTCCATTCATTCAGTACCAGGCTGGAAATAGTTCGGTAAAAATGACGCCCAGAGTAGGTGATATTGGCCTGGTGATTGCCTGTGATAAAGACATCACAAATGTGAAAAAAACTAAAGGCGGAGGCCCTCCACCAACGCAGCGCCGTCACTCTTACTCTGATGCAGTTTACATCACAGCAATCGCCAGTTTGAACGGCGAACCAACTGAGTTCGCGGAGTTCACTGGCAGCGGCATAAACATCAAAAGCCCTGGCGTCGTTAACATAAATGGCCTGAAAATCCTGGCTAACGGCAAACTTCAGTTAGTCGATGGTTCAATCGTTGATGGACATGACCACGGCGGGGTAGAATCGGGAGGAAGCCGCACAAATCCTCTGGGGGCGGCATAGAGGGAATAAAAATGTCGTTCTTAGTTATTGCAGCATTGCTAGGATTAATACCTGCGTTCATTGCGCAAAGTAAGGGGCGTTCTTTCGGCGGTTGGTGGCTCTATGGATTCTTGCTTTTCATCGTCGCAATTATTCACGTTCTTTTCGTCCCCTCGCTTAATTCCTCTGGTGCTGTCGCTACCGATTCCTCGAGCCCCGTGAGGGATTGCCCATACTGCGCAGAGCCTGTTAAATATCAGGCTACAAAGTGTAAGCATTGTGGTAGTGAGATAATGCCCATGGATGAGCCAAAACCTAAGTATACCGGCACTCAGATAGCGTGGGAGAGGGTTCTTATGCTTATAGGTGGGATCGTGGTGGCGGCAATACTATTCGGTGCACTAAAGAGTTGAAAAGAACCCACCATCAGGTGGGTTTTTTGTCTTCATCACTGCTGGTATTGGCTATTGATGAGAGTAATTCGTAAAAGGCAGCATTAACTTCCGGATATTTGCTTAGCAGGTCTCTACCTAACACAACAACCATGCTATCTCTCTGCCGCTCCTCTGTCTTGAAATGCTCTCCTAGTATCGAGACTATCTCAGCATTCATTGATCTACCACTATCCTTGGATGATGACTCTATTTTCTCTTTTAATTCAATAGGAAGCCTGATTCTCAGTTGCGGATCTTCTCTACTCATGATGGTGTTCATCGCCTTCAAAAATCACAATAAGTAAATTATGCCCCACGGTGGGGTTGACAGCAATGACGCACGGTGTGACACTTATCCTGTGTCTCACGGTGGGGCATTTGGTGGAGGTAGTCATGGAAAAAGCAAAAGACATGTATCAGCGTAAAGTTCGATTTCCGGAGGATGTGCGTAAAGCAATTGAGCGCAGTGGTGAAGAGCAGTGCAGGCAGTTCAATACCGAATTGATTTATCAGCTGAGAAAGGCTTACGGCCTAATTGGGGTGAAAAATGCCCAACCATAAAAACGACGAAGCCCCAATGGCTGCAACCATCGAGGCTTCTAATTTGTCAGTATCTACCAAGGAACTAACGAATATGAGTATAGCAACTGCTGTTTCCGCTATCAACGTGCCTTTCTACGGTTCTGATCTGTATGTTGTAAGTGTTGATAATGAGGCATACACCCCGATGCGTCCTATCATCGATGGCATGGGGTTAACATACCAAGGGCAGGCCGATAAGCTGAAATCACGCTTTGCCAAAGGGGTCAGGGAAATCATGATCCCTACAAAAGGTGGTGAGCAAACAATGCTTTGCCTGGCTCTGCGTAAACTTAACGGCTGGCTTCAGACTATCAGCCCCAACAAAGTTCGTCCTGAAATTCGCGATAACGTCATTCGCTACCAGGAAGAGTGCGACGACGTTCTTTACGAGTACTGGACTAAAGGCGAGGTTAAGAACCCGCGCAAAAAGACCACGGTCGATGAAAGAACGCCACTTCGGGATGCCGTTAACATGCTGGTAAGTAAAAAGCACCTCATGTACCCGGAAGCCTACGCGATGATTCATCAGCGCTTTAACGTGGAGAGTATTGAGGATTTAGAGGCGACTCAGATTCCCGATGCTATCGAGTATGTTCATCGTGTTGCGCTGGAAGGTGAGTTTCTCGGTAAGCAGGAAGCACTACCCGCTCCGAAGCTGGATATTCACTACCCAGCAGACTGGTGGGATCAGTTCCCGCTCCTTCAGCGTGAAAGAAAAATTCAGAAATCCACAGCGGCTGGAGGTTATCAGTTCCCCGTAATGCTGCTTTATGGATTTGAGGATGAATCACCTTCGGCTATCAGTAGCCTCATAAGCAAACTGGCGATGCAGGGATACGACGTGAGTGCGGTCAAGATGGAATACTTGGCTCATCGTCATTACGCAGAGCGGATGTATCAGAAACTATCCAGAATTGCTGAAATCAGTGGTTCGGTATTAGGCAGCAGCATTACCTTGAATATTCAGGCACCTATACGCGCTTAGCTGTGGTAAAGCTGAGTATGTGATTGGTTAAAAAGCGATATTTCTAGTAAAGGGTTTGCACTTTTTGTGCAAAACCTTAAACCGAACTTCGGACGGTAAAAATGAAACTTTCCATCGTTTACACCCCATCGTTAAAAAACATAAAAACTGGACTGTCGCTGATTCGTGTCGGCATGTCGCTTCTCATCGGTAAGGGAGCAGTGATTGAGCACGAAATGAAATCATCAGACCTTACAGATGCGATCCTGAAAGATTTGCGGAAACAGCAAATGAACGGTGAAATCGACCTCACAATGAGCGAGCTCAGGGAGTCTCTTTCTCGCATCCTGGTGTAGTGGGACTCACTTGTCTTTCCTGTAAATTCCTTTGATGGCATCAGACGCAAACCTCGCTTCGGCGGGGTTTTTTTATGGGAGTAAATCATGCTCATAACGCTGTCAATCGACACCTCACGCATAGACGACAAGATTAACGTCCTGACCGGAGAGCTTAAATCACGATTTCCCGATGGAATCCCGGAGCGAGTCGATAGCGAACTGTCTCGCCTGACTAACGACATCATCTTTACTGATTTCTCTTCCGCAGTCGGCGCAGATGGAACCCGCAAGGTCGTCCAGCGAGTGGACTTCGGCGGGAGCTTTGATGTGTTCACTTCCGCACTCCGGGCAGGTGATTTTAATGTCCATGGCGATCCCCTCAAAGTCGTTTAAAGCAACATACCCAGGACGCCTGATTTATTAAATCCTGACATTTAACCAATGGATATTCATCCATGAAAACAATATCTCTCAAACTCGACCCCGATACCTGGGATCTTGTCCTTGATGAGCTGGGTAATATCGCCACGGTTGAAAACCCCTACGCCTGCGCTCAGGACGTAGCGACGGCATGCCTGGCTATACGCGGCGAGTGCATTTACGAAAAAGACACCGGCGTTAACTACAAAGAGCTGCTGAACGTTAAGGCCAGCACCGGCGCCATGGCGGCCGCGCTTCAGGTTGAAGCGTTGCGGATGAGCTATATCGCGCGCGCTGAGCCGACGCTGATTAACAACCGCGATACGCGCCGCACTACCGGCGTTATTGCGATCGTGGATACCAACGGCCTGGATTCCAGCGTCACCCTGTGAGGAAAAAATGACGACAATCTCTACGGCGGTACCGGCCGTGACATTTTCCACCACTGGCCTTGATGTTCCAGATGAGGGAGACATTCTTGCCGGGCGTATAGCGGATATTGGTTCTGCATTCGGGACGGCGATGAGCACGAACCTCAAGACGCCACAGGGGCAACTGGCTGTCACTGATACTGCCATCATCGCAGACAAGAACGATCAGCTTCTGGCTATCGTCAACAACATGAACCCGGACTTTTCCTCCGGCAGATTTCAGGATGGCATCGGCAGGATTTACTTCCTCGATCGCATTGCTGCTGCGGGTACAGTTGTAACGGCCACATGCTCCGGCGTACCGGGGACGGTGATCCCGGCACAGTCCTATGCAACCGACGACAACGGTTATATGTACGTGTCCCTGGCGGCCGGAACGATAGGCGCAGACGGGACGGTAAAGATCGAGTTCCAGAACCTGACTACCGGGCCGATAGCTTGCCCCATCGGTACGCTGACAAACATCTATGTCGCGGTAAGTGGCTGGTCGAGTATCACCAACGAGACCGCGGGTGTACCGGGCTCGAATGTTGAAGGGCGATCTGCATTTGAGTATCGCCGTCGCCAGTCAGTGGCACGTAACGCCTTTAACACAGCAGCGGCTGTGCGAGCTGCTGTCCTGGAAGTCGACGGGGTGCTTGATGTTTATGTGATCGACAACAAAGAGCCCACTTCCGTCGACAAAGGTTCCACGAATTACACGCTGCTGGCCAGCTCGATTTATATCGGGGTTTATGGCGGGGCAGTGGCAGACATTGCAGCGGCCATCAATAAAAAACTTCCCCCGGGCACCGTTATGAACGGTGACACCACCGGGACCGTGCAGGATACCGAAAATTATGACGCCCCTTATCCGGAGTACACCTACAGGTGGAAAACGCTGGATGCGGTGAGCGTTCATATCAAAGTGGAATACGAAGCGAATGATGGGCTTCCGTCAGATATCAACGCGCAGATCAGAACGGTCGTCCTGAATGCCTTTACCGGCGCAGATGGCGGTACCCGGGCGCGTGCCGGCGCGCGAATTTATGGCAGCCGCTATATCGGACCCATTCAGGCGCTTGATGCACAGAACATGAACGTGCTTTCGGTCCAGATCTCTCTGGACGGAACCACCTGGTCTAGTGCGCTGACCATGGGGATTGATCAGGAACCGACCCTCGATACGACAAACATCATAACGGAGGCGGTAAGTGAATAATGTCGACTGGACGATCTACGCGCAGTACGTGAACTCAACCAGCCTGCGGTCACTGATTGACACCTTTAACGCTTCTGTAGCGCCAGAGGACTGGATAGACACGTTCTATGACCTCGTATTCAACATCGAGACCTGCGGCGATTACGGTCTGATGTGCTGGGGTAAAATCGTTGATGCAGAGCGTTTGCTGACTGTGACGCCATCCCAGCAGTTTCTGGGGTTTGGCGAAGCGACAAGCACCCCGGCAGAACTCACCGACCCGCAACCCTTTAACCAGGCTCCTTTCTATACCGGCGTGCAGGACACGAACACTGTCGTCCTGACCAATGAGGCATACCGCAAGCTGATCATGTGCAAAGCGATGGCGAACATCAGCGACTGCACCGTGCCGGTCATGAATCGCATGCTGATGTACATGTTCGGAGCCAGTGGGCGAGCTTACGTGCGTGACGATGGCAACCATGTCATGAGCTACGTATTCGAGTTCCAGCTTTCCGATTCGGAGCTGGCCATAGTGCAAAGCTCCGGAGCACTTCCTTCCCCGCCTGGGGTAAAAGTAAACATCGTTCAGGAGGTCTGAATTGAACAATTCAGCCATGCCGTCACGTCTGACGGTTGTTTTTTCTGCGAGTGGTGACAAAAACACGATCCCGGTAAATTCCACCCCTGAAACGTTGGCTGATGGCCTTGCCGCGATGGACTCAGGATTTCCTCCGCTTACCCGCATCGCTCTATCTGCTGGCGGTAAGCCGCCAAAAGGGCAGGATTTTAATGGGATTTTTAATGATGCCTATACTCGCCTTCAATGGGAGCAAGCCGGAGGTTTCTATACATTCGACTCTGCATTTTCGGCAGCTATCGGTGGATACCCAAAAGGCGCAATTCTTATCAATTCAGCCAGGGATGGATTCTGGCAAAGCACTATCGAAAATAACACGACAAATCCTGATGCTGGCGGTATTGGATGGATTAATTATTCATCAGGACGACTCCTGAACGTGCAGACATTTTTATCATCCGGCACTTATACGCCAACCCCTGGTGCTAAGTCGGTTGTTGTTGAAATGGTTGGCGGTGGTGGTGGGAGCGATGCTGCCCCAGCCACTGGAGCAGGGCAGGTGTCAATAGTTTCAGGTGGTGGGGCCGGTTCATATGCTAAGGGTAGATTTTCAATAAATTTCACCAGCATTAGCATCGTTGTTGGCGCTGGCGGGCAGGGAGGCACCGCAGCATCTCCGGTTGGCTCTGTTGGTGGTTCAAGCTCATTTGGATCGCTAATGGTTGCGCCTGGCGGAACAAGAGGGCCGTCTGCCGGACCAGCAAATCCACCTTTTCTACCTCAGGGTAATGTCGCATCAAGCGCTCCTTCCGGTGCCAATATCATAGGCTCTCCAGGAGCCCCATCTACACCTGCATACGCTAACGCAACCCAGTCATTCCTCGGATCACCTGGGGCAAGTAGCGTTTTTGGAGGCGGGGGATGGGTGCCATCATTTGGAGATCCGGCTATTGATGGACAGGCATATGGTTCAGGCGCATCTGGCTCTTCACAAGGACCATCCTCTCCGGCAGTGAATGGCGCCCGGGGGAAAGAAGGCATCGTGATAATTTATGAATATTCATGAGAATAAAAAATGACAATCACCGAAACGCAAAAAACTGCTCAATTAGCAGCAGATGCCGCCGTTAGTGCCGCAGAAGCCAAACAATACATGCTGGAGGCTGAGCAAGGATATCAGGATACTAGTGCTGCCGCCCAGCAAGCCCAGGATGCAGCTGGATCAGCTCTTTTATCCAAGCAGAGCGCGGCTACATCAGAAGAAAATTCACTGCAATATGCAACAGAGGCGGGAGTTGCAAGAGATGAGGCTGTAACAGCAGCATCTAATGCCTCTGAATATGCACAGAATAAGTTCACGTTCTATAAGACTGCCAGCGATCCTGATGGCACCATTGCAGGGTTGGCAGCAACGACCGACGGCCAGTCGTTCTGGGTAGCCCAGGGCCCAGATGCGCTTTCCGCTGCATGGCAGTATCAAAACAAAGCAGGCGTGGCCGTATTGCAGGCGAAGCAGCCGGGTACAGCGGCTATAACCGGTACAATCCGCGAATTTCCCTCGCTGGCGGCTGCGCAGGCTGATGCAGACGCTGGAAATATTCCGGTTGGGTCAAGTGCTTATTACCGAGACTCCGATTACAAATATCTTGCAATAGAGGTTATCAATAATTCAGGAATATTATCTGCCACTGGCCGGGTAATGATTTCCAAGGGCTATATCGATGATCTTGCGTCACGTGGATTAATCTCAACTGAGCTGGATGATGGTCTCGATATTGTTGATGTTGAATATG